CGCATTACATCTTCGGCTCCTTGTTGAAGGTGGCCTTGTATTTGGTCTTGTAGAGGTCCGGGTAGCGTTCTTTCACCAAGGTCAGTTTGTTCTGCTGATCCAATTGGTCCCAGGACAGTTTGCTGAGTTCGGCCAGCTCATCACCTTCCTTTCCCTCCTTCAGCCGCTGTTCAATGCTCTCATACGGTTTGAAGTTATCCAGGATCGCCTTAGTACTTGTAAAATCTACGGATGCCAACTTCCGGTAATGCTCCGCCTCCTTTGCCGTGATCTTCCGGGCTGTGACCGCACCATCTACTAAGTCGTCAATGTCACGGTCGGCCCTTTCGCGTCTCAGGCTGGCAACGTCTGATTGGACAGACGCCAGTTGCTGCTCTAATTCCTGTATGCGGTTGCCTTTTGCGGTAAGGCGGGTTTGCAGGTCGGCGACCTTATCCTCCACCTCTTTGGGGCTGGCGGTTTCCGGTAGGCCGACTAATCTGGCCACGAGTTTTAGAAAATCCATATCGGGATGAAAGATTTTTGAAAGTTTGAGTTTGAACTCGACGGCATTGGTCCTGGTCTGTTTGACGAGCTTGCCGTCCTCCCGGATCGCAAGCGCGTTCTTGCATCCGGGTATGTCTACGATGGATGCCTCCGCGATCTCCCACCGGGTAATGGTTGGCCCTGTCTGGCCGGGCAACATGAGGGCCGGATCGTCGCTAATCGATATGGGGACGATCCAGGCGCTGGCGGCATTCATATAGCCTTTCTCCACTTTATTCTGCACCTTCAGGGCCATCTCGTCCTGATCGTCGAACTCCGGCTGGCCAAGCAGTTGCCCGCCTTCTACCCGTATGCTGTTCCAGCGGCCAAGGGGCAGCACCACATCTTCCTCCAAGGGATCACCCAGGATGCCGCGGGTCGCGCGTTCGTGCATGAGCAGGAGCACCGGGTTATTTTCAAATCGGCCCGGCTGGTAGCCCGTCATTACTACCCGGTAGCCATAGTCGTTAACCGCCTCGTCGACGATCACAAAATCCAGGTCGAGCTTTGCCATCGTTTTTCATTTACCAACCTATTAGCCGGTTAATTGCTTTGTGACCCAAAAATCGGATGCGTGGAAAGCCTTTCCAAATGCGGGTTTCGGCCCGGTTGTGTATCTGTAGGAGGATGGTGCGATATTCTTACCATCCCGTAAATACGAATTGAAAACAGCTTCCGCGTAAATGAAATTTGTGGCAAACGAACCGCGATGGCTACACCGAACCCTAAGAAGGAACTTGCCAAATTGCTGTACATGAACTTTCCCGAATTGTCGCAGAAACAGATCGCGGAGCGGGTTGGTACTACAGAAAAATCATTCACCACCTGGAAGAATACTGAACATTGGGAAGATCTGCGTTGCTCCTTCCTGGTCACACCTGATCAAGAGCTAAGGCGGATGCTGGCGCAGATCAATGAGCTGAATACGCGCATCATGACCCGCCCCGTGGGGGAGCGGTTCGCCAACGCGAAGGAGGCGGACGCCCTGGTGAAGATCACCGCGGCGGTGAAGAACCTGACCCAGGATGGGGACATGCCGGACATTATCGCCGTGGCCCGGAAGATGATCTCCTGGCTCCAAAGACACGAGGACCTGGAGCAGGCCCAACACCTTACCCGTCTATTCGATGCCTTTATCTCTGACCAATTAAAGCGATAGCATGGCGAAGATCACAGACAAACAGGCCATCGAGTTATGGGCGGAGTTTCGTGACAATATTCTGCACTCCACACCGGTAGACAACTCCGAGACAATCGAGCAGCAGCGCAAACGGATTGCCCGTCTGGAGAATGATTTTGAAGCATGGGTGAAATACTATTTCCCAAAATACGCCTACGCGGAGCCCGCAGATTTTCACAAAAGGGCCAGCCAGCGGGTCTTGGCTAACCCCGAATGGTACGAGGTTCGACCCTGGAGCCGGGAGCTGGCCAAAGATACGCGGACCATGTTTGAGGTGCTATACCTCGCCCTGACCGGAAAGAAGCGGTTTATTGTTCTTACCTCAAATAGCTACGACAAAGCGGAGCTGTTCCTAATGCCCTACAAGGCGCAGCTGGAATTTAACTTGCGGGTGTTGAACGACTATGGCCTTCAGGAAAAGCCGGGGAGCTGGAGCGACGGCTATTTCGTAACCCGGAAGGGAGTCGCGTTCTTAGCCATTGGCGCGGGCCAATCCCCCCGAGGTATCCGTAATGAGGAAGTACGGCCCGACGCCATCGTCTTTACCGATATGGACACCGACGAAAGCGTCCGTAACCCCGATACGGTGGATAAGAATTTCGAATGGGGCGAGCGGGCGTTGATCAGCACCCGATCCGTCAGCCGTCCGCTGTTAATCATCGTCCTGGGCAACATCATCGCCGAGTATTGCTTTGTCGGCAAGGCGATGGAGAAGTGCGACTATTACGAGACCGTTAATATCATCGATGAAAAAGGCCAATCCTCCTGGCCTGAGAAGAACACCCTGGCCCAAATTCAGCGTATCCAGAATACTATAAGTTATGCGGCTTACCAGGGCGAGTACATGAACAACCCCATTACCCAGGGTAAGGTGTTTAAGGAGATCAATTACAAATCCGCCCGGCCACTGAAAGACTACCGCTTCCTGGTGGCCTATACCGACCCGAGCTATAAGGGGAATAAGAAGAACGACTATAAGGCCACCGTGTTGGTGGGCCGGTATAAAGAGGAATACTACGTTTTGAGGGCGTACTGCGAGCAGACAACGACTGCCCGCATGATCGAGTGGCAATACGAGATTGATGCCTGGGTAAACGGGGCAACGCCTGTATATTATTACATCGAATGGCCTTCCGTCGACGATGCCCTAAAGCTAGAGCTGGCCGCTGCCGGCAGGCGCTTTAGGAAGACGATCCCTTTAAAGGCCGACGAACGGGACAAAGGGGACAAGTTCGCCAGGATCGAGAGCCTCCTGGAGCCGTTGAACCGCCGCTTGCAGTTGTGGTTCAACGAGGCCGAACGGGTCAGTCCCCACATGCGGCGCGGGGAGGAACAGTTTAAGGCATTATCTCCCACCAGCCGGGCGCACGACGACTTCCCCGATGCCGTGGAAGGCGCGGTATGGATTATCAATAACAAAACTCTGGAACAGGTTTCGCCCCTTCGGTTCGGCAAACGTGCCAAGGGGATTAAAAAATTTTAGTATGCCCTACTTGACAAAAGACGATCTAATAAGCCATTTAAAGGCCGAGGTGATCGACTTCATTACCGAGGCCGACGATGATATTGTAAACGAGGCCATTGCAGCCGCTATCGAGGAAGCGAAGGGGTACCTCAGCGACTACGATATTGACACAATCTTTTCAGCCGAGGGGGCGGATCGCAACTCCATCGTACTGCTATACACGAAGGACCTCGCCGTTTGGCATTTCATTAACCTTGGTAATCCGAACATAGAAATAGCCTTCCGGGAGACCCGGTACAAATTGGCGGTGGAGTGGCTCGAAAAGGTGCAGTCCCGAAAGACAAACCCGGCCATTCCTTTACGACCTACCCTGCCGGATGGCTCCCCCTTCCAATGGGACATGGTCAGGGCGGGAAGCAATGCCCCCCGAAGGGACAGGTATTAGCCCGTTTAAAGAGTGTTTAATGGCGTTTAAAATCGAAGTACGTTTTGCGGGCGAGTATTTCATCGTCCGGGCAGTAAATAGGCTTTAAAATGGAAATTACCAATAGTTCGAAAGCGGGCGGTATAACCGTTAAAACAAGCGACCCGAAGGACATCGTTATCCAAAACCTCGTGATCCGTCCCGTGATCCGCAGCAGGGCCGACGTCCAGGATTGGAGGTCTGCGCTCATACAGGCCGAAAGTACACTGGGGGTCCGTCGCTGGTTGTATGACCTGTATGCTGACGCGCTCCTGGACCCGGTGCTCACCTCGGAGATCAACAAACGGTGCGGCGCCGTAACCAAAAAACTGAAATTCAAAGATGCCTCCGGCAGTGAAAACGACCGGGTTAACGAGCTTCTGCGGAAAAAACGGTTTAAGAAGATGCTCCGCGAGATCGTGCTGTCCAAAATGTGGGGCGTGACGGTCCTGGAGGTTAAGCCGGACAGCCCGGACCTGTTCTTCTCCGTACCGCGTAAACATATCCGGCCCCGTGACCATCGGATCGTGTGGGAGCAGTACGAGACAGACGGGGAGACCGGCATCGTATACACGGACCCGCCCTATAGCAACTATATTATTGAGATATGCGAGGACTCCGAGGATTTGGGGCTTATCCTGAAAGCCGTACCTTATGTGCTCATTAAGCGCGGCGACATTGGGGATTGGGCGCAATTTGTAGAGGTGTTTGGTATGCCGTTCCGCAAGGCGGAATATGACCCCTTCGACGAAACCTCGCGGGCGCTCATGGAGAAGGCGTTGGAGACTGCCGGGTCGGCCCCCTGGATGTTGCTACCCAAAGGAGGGACCTTTGAGCTGATCCAGAACACCGGGACAGCCGCCAATGGTGACATATACGAAAAGCTAAAGGACGCCTGCGATGAGCAAATCCTTATCCTTATCACTGGCAGCACGGAAACGACTAAATCCTCCAAGTCCAGCGGCTACGCGCAGTCGAAGACTCACGAAAATACGAAGCAAGATGTCCTGGATGAGGACCGGGATTTCGTTGTCAGTGTATTGAATGAGAATTTCATTCCGCTAATGGATAGCCACGGCTGGGGGCTGGCCGGGGGCGAGTTCTATTATGAGGACGAGGACCCGCTGGAAACCCGTCAGGGGAAGATTGCTATCCTACAGTCCATGAAGGCGATGGGGACTCCCGTGAGCGACGAGATGGTCTACGACGCCAGCGGTTTCGGAAAGCCCGATAATTACGACGAATTAAAACAGGTCAAGCAGCCCGACCCCCCTGGTGATCCGGGAGATGATCCGGACGACCAGGAGGATAGACCGCCAGCAGAAGATGACCCGGAAACAGCCAGGCCGGAGCGGCTGCCGAAGGAGCAGCTTTCCCGCGGGGGCTTCTGGCATCACTTACGAACAGCGTTAGCCGATTTTTTCGACCCGGCCCCGTAGCAGGAAAGACTACGGGGCTGGCCGGGTTGCTAACCGATCTTTATCATTGCTCCCAT